ACTATGATAACGTCGCTCTTGGACGACTTCCCACTAATGTTACAACTGATCCCTCAGTTAAAGCATTGCGGGAACTTCCTTACCTTCCAAAGGGAGTTATGGATCCGCACGAAGTACCAGACAGTGACCCAAGAGTAGCAGGACCACCTTATGATGTTAAAAAAGATAGAGGAGATGTGGCAAAAGGACGCAGATAAGTTCTTTGACCACAGGGAGTTACCTGAGTTGCTTGCCAACGATAGTATGGAAACACCCAGACTACATGCGAAATATTTACAACTCCTCAATCAAATGAAGACCATGCACTCTGATGCAGAGGTCAAGTATAAGCAATTATATAAAGAGAAGTGGTTATATTATAACGGTAAGGCACCATCACATGTGTACGCAGAGAAACCCTTTGATCTTAAGGTATTAAAGGGTGATCTTGATATGTTCATTGATAGTGATGATGATGTATGTAAGGCCAAGCAGAAAAAAGACTACCTAGAAACTTGTATAAATTCTATTGATAGGATACTTAAACAGATCCACAATAGAGGGTTTGATATTAAGAATACTATTGAGATTGTCAAGTATTATGGTATTAGATGAATTACGGGAAACTATATCAAGTTGCCGAGTTTAAAGACGAGACAGTTGATAAAATTAATGAGATTATATCATCAACCAAATTGACATGGGAAACAGGTGTACTTCAAAACAATGAGTTATCAGAAACTAGAAAGACTGATATAGCATGGCTGGATGATCCAGAGTTACTTGAAGGGATGTTGTCTATGGCACTAGAAATCAACCATGTATGTGGTTGGAATCTAGATATAGATTCAGTAGAGCCAATACAACTAGGACACTACGGTGTAGGTGGTTTTTATGACTGGCATTTAGATCAGCATAATACTATTACTAATCCTAAAGGTACCATAAGAAAGATCAGTATGTCATATATGTTGAATGATGACTATGAAGGTGGAGAATTAGATATAGAGATAAGAAAACCAGGTGATAAGGGTGGCCGTCCTCGTTACGACACATTCAAACCCATGCCTGGTGTCTCTGTGTTCTTTGAATCTACTGCATATCATAGAGTCAGACCTGTAACCCAAGGTACACGTAAATCTTTGGTGGCTTGGTTTAATGGACCTCCGTATAAGTAAGAAGAATGAAGTATTTCTTAAGGTAGAGGGTGAGCAACATCTCCACAAGGAGTTAAGCGAACACTTCTGCTTTGAAGTACCACACGCAAAGTTTACTCCAGCATTTAAACGTAGAGTCTGGGATGGTAAGATACGATTGTACTCTCCTGGAACTGGTGAGTTATATGTTGGTCTCTATGAATACCTTACTGATTTCTTAGATCAGAAAGGGTATGATTACGAAGTCATTTCAGATAAATATTTCGGTAGACCAGACGACATAGACGAACATGTTACACCTGAAGGCACAGCAGCTTTTATTCGTGCTCTTAGGCTTCCGTTTAGAATCAGGGATTACCAGCTCAGAGGAGTTTTCCAGGCGCTTAAATTTCGTCGCAAACTTCTACTATCCCCCACGGGATCGGGCAAATCCCTCATCATCTACGCATTAGTACGGTGGCACTTACTTAAGAAGAGAGAGATATTAATTATTGTTCCTACTATATCTTTAGTAGAGCAGTTGTATAAAGATTTTCGTGACTATGGTTGGAATCCTAGTCAAGTACATAAGATAGTTGGTGGAGAGGAGAAGTATGTTGATAATTCAGTCGTTATTAGCACTTGGCAGAGCATTTATAAGGAACCCAAGAAGTTCTTTGAACGTTTTGATGTCGTTATCGGGGATGAAGCACATCTGTATAAAGCTAAATCACTCACAGGCATCCTTACGAAGTGTCATGATGCGAAGTATAGGGTTGGGTTAACAGGTACACTGGATGGGTTGGAAACCCACCAGCTTGTGCTTGAAGGATTGTTCGGTAAGGTGGATAAGGTGACGAAAACCGTAGACCTAATGAAGAAAGGTCACCTAACACCACTGAAGGTACGGATATTACTACTGAAACATGGATGGGTACCCTTTGATTACTATCAACAGGAGATGGAATACCTATGCATGCACACCAAACGTAGTAATTTCATCACTAATTTGGCACTAGATCTAGAGGGAAACACTTTAGTACTCTTTAATTACATAGAGAAGCACGGAGAACCGTTGTGGGAAATGCTAAATAGTAAAGTAAATAAGGACAGAAAAGTCTTTTTCATACATGGTGGTGTAGATGCTGTTGAAAGGGAAGAGGCTCGCAACATTTGCGAAACTCAAAAAGATGCTATAATATTAGCATCATACGGAACCTTCTCAACTGGTATCAACATTCGTAACCTACACAATGTTATCTTCGCTAGTCCTAGCAAGTCTAGGGTGAGAAATCTTCAGTCTATTGGTAGAGTATTAAGGAAGGGTGACAATAAAGCACAGGCAGTGTTGTATGATATTGCTGATGACTGCTCTAAAGGATCCCAATACAACTATACCTACAAGCACCTCGTAGAGAGGATGAAAATATATGACGAAGAGAAGTTTGATTATGAGATAACCAAAGTCAACCTAAAGAAATGACTATTAATTATATTAAACACGAGCAAGAATTCTTTGGTGTAATGAAGTTACGCTCAGGTGAGACTGTTCTAGGTTCGATGATAGCATCTGAGGATGATAGGGTACCAGGTATAACACAATTCTTTGTGTCAGATCCTGCCACACCCCAGACACATCAAGTTGAGAAGGAAGGACAAGCTGGACTAGCAGTAGGTTTAATAAAGTGGATGATGTTTTCTGATGAAGATTTCTATATGATATCTGAGGAAGATGTATGCACTGTTGCACCCATGTCCATGGAGTCTATACTCATGTATAAACTATGGGTAAGGAAAGAGAAGGGTGGTAATAAGACAGACATAGAGATACCAATTAACCCTCAAATGGGGTACGTAGGTAAAGTATCTGATGCAAGAAAGAAGTTAGAAGATTTCTGGAAACGTACTCAAGCTTGACACCCATGCCTTAATCAAATATAATGAATTAGGTGAGTTAATCATATGAAAAAAGTAATGGCTTCTAAAAGGAAACAACATTACGTTGATAACAAGAAGTTCCTGGAAGAGATTACTAAGTATCGTCAGGAAGTTGATTCAGCGAAATTAAATGACAAAGAGAAACCTCGCATCACGCATTATCTTGCTGAGTGTTTCTTAAAGATCGCAACACACTTAAGTTATAGACCTAACTTTATCAACTACATGTATAAAGAGGACATGATTTCTGATGGAGTTGAAAATTGTGTACAGTATATTGATAACTTCGATCCAGCTAAGTCGAAGAATCCCTTTGCTTATTTCACACAGATAATTTACTATGCTTTTCTCAGACGTATAGCAAAAGAGAAAAGGCAGATGGATATAAGAGACAAATTAATAGAGAAGAGTGGGTACGAGCAAGTATTCCATTCAGATAGTAAGGAAGACCATTCAGAAATGAATAGCATCAAGGGTCGTATCGAAACAAATATGCGACAGTGAATTTATTTTCTATACCTGTATATAAAGGTCACTTGGATGAGGACTTTAATATACCTGACTTGTGGAGTGGACTTAGTAAAGGTGTTTGGTCTGGAGAAACAGGATACTCTACAGCACAATCTGATTTAAGATTATGGGATAGTTTCCCAGAGGTGGGTGATCTCATTGAAGGATTGTTTCCTCATGTACTAAAGTATTGGGAGACACTAGGATATACACCTGCTAGGATAGAACCAACTGCATCATGGGCTAACTGGCATGAGGTAGGAGATCAGACTCATGAGCATGCACATTGTGATGGCACTAGACAAACTCATGTTGCCTCGGTATACTATATGGAGAAGCAAGAAGGAGGAGATATAGAATTGATTAACCCATTGGATTATCTCCATAGGTTCACACCCCTTGCCAAAGACCATGGTGATATGCTAATGTCAGAGAGTATCAGCTGTGTCACTGGAGATTTCCTTTTATTTCCAGGATGGATGCGACATAG